ATAGATTCCCTTTGTTTTTGATAACTGATTCCCACATGCCGGGCAGGTCACGCCGTCCCTGGGGCAATAATCAACCCCCGGCGTGTCCTGCGCAAGGGCTATGATCTTGCGCAAGACATCGAGGGGTACATTCATGATTATGCGCCGCCGTCGTTCATGTACAAAGCTCGATAGTCAACGGCTGCTGCCGCGCAATCGATCCGGACCTTGTATTCAACGGCGTCCACCTCAAAGCCGTCCTTGGTCTCAAGGTAGGGCTTCTGGATGCCATTGAGGAAGAACATGGTCACTGTCTTTCCTCGGGGGCCTGCCAAGAACCAACCGTTTGCATCGTCACCATCCAAACGGGCATCATAGACGCGCTGGAAGTAGTTTCCGGCATAGGGGTTGATCTGGTTCGGGCTGGCCTGGGTGCCTTCCAGGGTGCTCCTGAAAAGCTGCTCACACGATCCTTCCAGGGCAACCGGAGCAATGAAGAACCTGGGCCGGATATTGAGGACCCGAAGTCCGGCAATGTCCTTCTGGATCTTCATTGCAGCGATAGCAGAGGCCAGGGTGGAGATGGACGGAGCGCCGCCGGTGCCTGCAAGGTTGCCGTGGTCGGCGTGAAACAAGGGGATTCCGTCACTCATGTTCCCATTGCCTTTCAAGACGGCATACGCGCAATCACCGACCTTCCGAGCTGCTGCTTCACCGTGGGCACGGGGAATGTCGGTCAGGGCTCCCAGATCGTCATTGATGATCGCCTGCCGGGTAATGGCGAACAACTTGCCGTACGTGACAAGCTTGACCTGCTCCCGGGTCTCGTCACGGTCGCCGTAGCTGTATTCCCCGTTTTCCAGGACCTCTTCCAGGTCGGACATTTCAGAAGGGCGAATAATGGAAAGCTGCTTGAAGTCGGAGATGGACCCAGTGCCGCACCATACCTTCCAGGATGAATTATCGTCACCCTCGTAGCCAGCCAGCAAAGACTTGTTGGCGGTGTTCGCAAGGATCTTCGGAAAGTCGGAGCTGGTCATTGCACGTCCGATCATGGCCAGGGGGGAACCCTGGGGACGTTGACCGGATCGGATGAGGCATTCACGGGCCATGTCTCTCAAGGTATGGCTGGCCAGGTCTGCGGCTTCTTCGGTTTTGTCGGATAATCCGGCTCGGACAAGAATGGCTTCCTCTGCGGCTCCACGGAATTTTTCGTCATCGGTGAGACCCATTTCCACACGCGCCGCCGGTGCCTTGCGCTCCTGGGCCATTTTCTCAAGGACCTGGGCCTGGAAATCGGCCACTGTCACGCCGGAGCGGATCGCTTCCCGTGCCTCAGTCTGGCAATCGAATTGATCGCCAATGGCCATGATTGCGTCAGTTCTGGCCCGTTCCTGAGCCAAAAGGTCCTTGTCCTGGGGGGTATTGTCTGTATGTTTGGGCATGTCTGGAACCTCCTGATAGCTCCGCGCTTTGGCCTGGTCATCCGCTCCAATGGGGGTGATGCTCAGTTCTTTGAGCTCCCATTCCGTGGAGACCTTGACCGGGCCTTCAAATGTCTTGCCTTCGATGGTCTGTGTTTCCCCTTCGGGAACAAAGACCGCCTTGGTCACGATATAGCCGATGGAAAAATCTGTGAGATGTCCTTCGGATACTTTGGTATATGCGTCATAACCGGCTTGGACCCGGGAGAAGGAAACTGTCCCCACCATCCGGTCATCTTCAATCCTGATACCGGAAACGGAACCCAGAACCTTTTCCACGCCGTCCCACCTGTTATGATTATCGAGCAATGGGACCTGGTCCGGGTATTTCGCGCCCTTCATGAGCAGGACTTCATCGATGACCCCGTGGTCCCAATCAAAAACCCTGACCGGCTGTTCGGTGGTCATGACGGCTTCGACGGTCCGGGATTCCTCGTTCAAGGTGGCCGGAGCTTTCCCGGTCAACGGCATTTTTCGTGTTGTGATTCTTGGCATCATTCATCCTCTATGGCTGCCGGGTTACTGGCCAGTGCCGTTGATACGTCCGCACGCGAGAGACCGCGTTTCTTGGCCATTTCTTCGGCCTGCTGGATTTCATCCAGGATTTCCTCGTAGTCCCGGCCTCGGGCCGCTGCGATTTCCTGGGGGGACCTGAGCAGGCTATCGAGCTGATCAACATGAGCCTTGGTTTCCTTTTGCGGGTCAATAGGCTCCATGCCGGGCACAATCCACTTGCAGGCTTGAAATTTCCTGGGATCATTCCAGTATCCAGGAAGGTTTATCCTGCCGGACAAAACGGCCTGGTTGATTACTTCTTGAAAAATCGGGTTGCATAGTTGGCTGATTATGCGCCCTTGAGGGACCTTCAATGTTTGGGCAAGATCATTCCTGCATACCCGCATGGTGGAATAATTGATTCCGGTGTAATCGCCGGAAAGAAGTTCGTAGGGAACACCGGTTGAAACGGAGAGCATCCGGAGTACCAGCTTGACAAAGGGCTCGAAATTGTCCCCGGGCCGGTTGTGACTGGCCAATGAAACCTTTTCACCGGGCCTCAAATATTCAAGAATTGCATTTTCCAGTTCGTCTTCACGCTGGCCACTCTCGTGATTCACGCCCACACCATGGGCCTGCTGAAAGCCTGCAATGTCCGGGGCCTCAATGAAGGCCAGATAGCGAGCGGCCATTTTTGCACCATCGAGCTCGGCATCCAGGTATTCGGCCAGGTCATGAGCACAAAGCACACCAGGGGCAAAAGGACTGATCCCTCGGAGTTGACCAGGGCGAACCATCTTGAAACCATGAATTACCTGGTCAGCCGGGATACGAAGTGGCCGTCCATTGTCGTTCTCGAACCAGTAGAATTTCACTTCCCCGGTGTCGGGGTCGTATTCAACACCCTGATCGATTTCGTTCTGTCTGTTCGGTGAGGTGCCAAGGTCGGTGAGCCGGTCCGACTCAATGACTTGCAGAGTGAAGGGCAGGAATCGGCTTGTGTCTTTGGTCTGTCGCTTAATCAAAAGAAACTCGCCATTCTCGCATTCCTGCCGAACAGCAAGCTGACAAATATCTGTAAAGGAAAGCCGCCCGGTTATATCGGCCTTTTCGGACCAACGTTTCCAAGCATCTTCAATGATCACCCTGGCCGCGAGATCTGCTTTTGATTGAAAAGTGATTCCGTTGCCCACGGTCAGGCTGACAAGCTGGTCAACCGCTCGGGCAAAGTACGGAAAATCTCGTACAAGCTGCCGGACACGTTCCCGGACCTTCTGGGAAGAGACCCGGATCTCGTCATTGACCGTGGATTCAACTGGAGACCATGCACCGGCCTTTCTCCCACCCCTGGCTGCGGCATACATGCGTTCGTTTTTGACCATGCGCCGGGCCATGGCTCGGGAAAGCTCGGCCTTGGGATTGAAAACGCCTACAAGCCGATCTAGGGCCTTGCCTACCATCTTCGCCCACCTCGAGCATACGCCCGGCCAATGGGGGCTGCTGTGCTCTGGCTTTCCAGGGCCGCCCGGTGTTCAACTTCGCGGAAAAAGGCCATGAACTCGCTGAAAGAACGGTACTCGTTTTCAACATCACCGATCTGGTAACGCTTCACTCTCCAGTTTCCGGAAGCCATGTCGTCCCTAAGTTCTGCAAGAAGGGCCGTCCAAGTAGTAAAAGCCATGCAATACACTCCTGTTTTCTCGGGGTATAGCATGGCTTTTGTGTTTTTTTGGTAATTTACTAAACTTGATGATGATTTATGCCGAATTTGCCATTGATTTTGTGTTGTTTTGCTTGACACGTTCCGTGATTTGCTTCCTTCTCCACTTATCAATCAGGAAGGTGTCACTCTCCCAAATCCCGCCGATCTTCGAAGCCGGAAACCCCATGTTCCTGATCCAATCAAGAACCGTGACCGGGGACCGCCGCACATATTCGCCGATCTCGTCCATGCCGGAAAGGGGCCTGCCTTGGGGCATTTCACCACCATTTTGTTGAAGGCTTTCGTTTCTTTTGGGGCTTTTGCTTGATTTGCTCATGGTTCGTGCTCCTGTTGATGAATCTGATTCCCTGAATGTCTGCTGCTGCCAAACAATACACTTCACAATCCCAAAGGTGATTCCCTTTGTGCCGAGGGCATTTCCAGTGCCCTTTCTCGTCTTTGTACTCCGCTGTCATCTGGGCCAAATAGTCCCCGCTCACTGCCTCATGGAGATGAAAGAAACCGGGGCTCCCTGGCTCGAGGTTCAGCTTGCCGGCCAGAAGATCCTTGTAGTAGGTGACATCCAACCGCATGAGCTGGAGACCGCCAGGCACGGGGTAGCGCTTGCCGTCTCGTCTTGGGATGCTGTCTAAAACAGATACCGACCAAGGCCGCCCGGAAAGCCTGATCTCCCCCTTGACGGGAACGAACAGGGGATTCTTCCGGGCCAATTCGTAAATCTCGCCCGTCCGGTGACCTCCAGAATCGATGAAGACGCGAGAAACCGCGTACAGGTTCCCCCTGCTGTCCTGGTAGCGGGATTCACTGGCAATGGTCCGCAAGGTCTCCAGATCCGGACAAAACCCCTCCCTGACCAACCATGATTCAAGATCCCTTCCCCATGCTCGGACCACATACCAAAAACCATTGTCCTGGGTATCCGCTCCCATTGTCAGGGCAAGGACGCCCTGGTCTGGAATCTCGCCCGGTTGCCGCTTGTCACACAATCGTTGCAGGTCGTGGGTGCTGCGTCGTTTGACGTGCTCGTCCTCAATCCATGGCTCTGCAAGGGAACTGTTGATGAAGTTGTGAAGGCTTCCTGTCGCGCCGGTTTTGGCCTCTGCTTTGGCCAGAAGGAACTTAGACACAAGATCCCCCCACCTAGTCCACGGAGAATAGAGCTCGTTCAAGTGGTAACTTCGATGATTCGCCGGGGCATCCTCGTTTTCTGCGATCCAAGTTCCTTTGGAGAGAAGGCCAGCCTTGTCCCTTTCGGTGATATGGTGCTGGCAATGGGGGCATTCGAGAAAGACGGTGGCCTTCACCTCTTCCAGATTGTCGGATTTTTCCCATTTGATCAGAGGCCATGTCATGACAAACAGACTTCCACAACGGGGGCATGGGACATAAAAACGACATTGTGACCCGGCCTTGAAATTTGTCCAGATGGGGGCCGTCTCAATTGTAGGTGTGCTGGCCAGAATAATCTTGTGAGACCGGTAGGACTTGATGCGCTCCAGGGCCAGGGACAATGCGTCAGCTTCCCGCTTGGACTGGTCCGGCCATTTGTCCACTTCATCGGCCAGCAAGTATTTGATGGGACGGCTTGCGAGCTGTGAGGGACTTCCGGCTCCCTGCAAGTAGATGGACAAGCGATCCAAGATCATTTCCGTGGAGTTGAAATCAAAACGGTTCCCGGACTTGTGCCGGGCCAGGGAAGGGCAATCCTCGATCAATGGTTGAAGGCGGTTCTTGGAGAAGGAACGGGCTGCATCCATGCTGCTCTGGACCAGAAGAACCGGGCCCGGGTCCTGGTCGATTGCATAGCCAAGCATGACCATGAGGGTGGTAGTCTTCCCGGACTGAGCCGAAAAACAAAGGGTGATCCGTCTGATTGCCGGGTCCTGGAAGTCCTCCAATGGCCCCCTGACGTACGGGGTGCTTCTGGAACGATATTTTCCCGGGTAGGCTGTCGCTCTGGCTGAGAGCTCAAGGTGTTCCTCGGCCCATTGCCAGGGTTTCAA